GGGAATGAACAGAAAGCATTTTCAACAGGCTTTAAAGAGTTAGATAAAATATATAAAATAATGCCCAGCACATTTAATTTAATAACAGGCATACCCAATCATGGTAAGAGTAATTTTTTAGATCAGATACTTTTAAACTTAGCAGAAAATGAAAATTGGAACTTTGCAGTTTTTAGTCCTGAGCATTCTACACCTAATCACATTAGAAGATTATTAGAAAAAAGATGTAGAAAGCCATTTGATTTAGGTCTTAATGCTAGAATATCACAATCAGAATTAAATGATGGAATTGATTTTTTAGATAATCATTTTAGATTTATTGAAAACACAGAAGAAATACCAAACATTGATTTTATACTCACAAAAGCAAAATTAGCAAAACAAAGGTTTGGCATTAAAGGTTTAGTTATTGATCCATTTAATCAGATAAGCCCTGATAGAGATTATGCCAAAAGAGAAGATGAGCATATTAGAGATATAATTGCTAAGTGCCAACAATTTGCTAGAAATCATCAATTAGTTGTTTGGATGGTTGCTCACCCACATAAATTATATAGAAATGATAGTGGCATGATTCCCCCACCAGACCTTTATCAAGTTAGTGGCTCTGCTCATTGGGCAAACATGAGTGATGCAGCAATAGTAGTTCATAGAGATTTTGAAGATGATACCACAAGAATTATAACAAGAAAAATAAGAGAACAAGGTGTGTATGGACATATAGGAGAATGTTTTTTTAGTTTTGATGCAGTTAGACGAGTTTATGAAGAAACATTTGATAAAAACTTATAGTATGATATTGTGAGTTTAGCATAGGAGAAGGCAATGAAGGCAATTCAAGTTGATATAGATTCTATTACACCATATGCAAGAAACCCAAGAAATAATGCTCTTGCTGTTGATAGTGTGGCAGCATCAATAAAAGAGTTTGGATTTCAACAACCTATAGTAGTGGACAAAGAAAAAGTAATCATTGTTGGGCACACAAGGCACTTAGCAGCAAGGCAATTGAATTTAAAGTCTATTCCTATAGTAATTGCAGATAAACTGACTGATGCTCAAATTAAAGCCTATAGAATAGCTGACAACAGAGTCAATCAAAATGCTACATGGGATTATGAATTATTAAAAATTGAATTTGAAGAAATACCTGATGAATTATTATTTGTTACAGGATTTGATGAAGGTGAATTAAAATACATTAATGATGGTTGGGATAGTAATCATGATAAAATGGAAAATATTGATCCTATTGATTCTGTAGATTTAGAAAAAATTGTAGTTAAATGTACTAATGAACAGAAACAAGAAGTTTATGAAGCAGTTTCTAATGCTGTCCAATCACTAGGATATGATGATGTTGAAGTTACCTAAAGCAAATATATTGGTTGCTTTTCCTTATTTTAGCAAACAAATACAAAAATTATTAGATAATACCGATCCTAATGATTTTAGATTAATTATAGATTCTGGTGCATTTACAGCTTGGAATCTTAATAAAGAAATAAGTTTTGATGATTATTGTACATTTTTAAAAGCATTGCCTAATCATTGGGAATACCATGCAGTACAAATGGATGTATTTGGAAATCCTGAAGGTACATATATTAATTATCAAAAAATGCTTGAGATGGGATTTGATGACATTATGCCTGTCTTTACAAGAGGAGATAGTGTTGAAAGGTTAGAAGAATTTTATGAAAAAACTAACTATATAATGTTTGGTGGAATTGTTATAGGTGGTAAGAATACAAATTATATAAGATGGTTTCATAATCAAAATAAAAAAAGAAAGTCACATTGGTTAGGATTTAATAATACTGAATTTATAAAGCACTATAAGCCAGAATCAGTTGACAGCAGCACATGGAATAATGGTCAAAGGTTTGGCAGATTAGATTTATATCAAGGGCATGGTACATTTGATAGCACACAGAGAAAAGATTGGGTTGAACAGCCAACTCCAAAAAGAATAAATTTATTAAAAAAATTAGGTTTTGATCATAAAACAATTTTAAAGTTAGCTAAAAAAGAAGCATGGACAGGTGGGAGTAATGCAGTTTTTCAAAAACAAGATGAGCATAAAGGACTTGCATCTTATATAAATAATACTAGCCATCTTAAAAGAGCTATGGACATTGAAAAGAATCTAGGCACAAAAGTTTATCTTGCTTGTGGCAATCATTCACAGATAGAATCTTTACTGCATAGTCGTAAACTATTAATTAACAACAACTTAGTATAAAGGAAATAAAATGAGTGATACTAAAAACCTAACCTTATTGGGTGCAAATACTACTGACTACTCTGCTGATTATAACCCAGCTATTCTTGAAACATTTGATAATAGATTTCCAGAAAATAAATATGAAGTAAAATTAAACTGTCCAGAATTTACACATATATGCCCAAAAACAGGACAACCTGATTTTGCTACAATTATAATAAATTATTGTCCTGATAAATTATTAGTAGAGAGTAAATCATTAAAATTATATTTGTTTGGTTTTAGACAGCATGGTTCATTCCATGAAGATTGTGTAAATACTATGGCAAAAGATTTGTTTGATTTAATGCAACCTCATTGGATTGAAGTTCATGGTGACTTTATGCCAAGAGGAGGGATAAGTATTATACCAACTGCAAGATTGGAAAAGTAAATGAAAAAAGCAATGGTAATATTGTCTGGGGGGCAAGATTCAACAACTTGTTTATATTGGGCAAAAGAAAATTATGAGGAAGTTTCAGCCATAACATTTGATTATGGACAAAAACATAGCATTGAAATTGATGCAGCAATAAAAATTGCAGAGATGGCAAATGTTTTACATTATGTAGTTAAAGTTCCTAACATTCTTAAATCAAGAAGTCCTTTGACTGATGAAACAGCAAAATTAGAAACTTATGATAATTATGAAGATATGGATAAAATTATTGGAGATAGAGTTGAATTAACTTTTGTTCCTATGAGAAATGCTTTCTTTATAACATTAGCAGCAAACTATGCTTTACATATTGATTGCTATACTTTGGTTACAGGTGTTTGCCAACAAGACAATGCAAATTATCCAGATTGCAGAGAATCATTTATAAAAAGCCAAGAAAAAACAATAAATGAAGCTCTTGGAATTGAAAACTTTAAAATTGTTACACCTTTAATTAATATGACAAAAGCAGAATCTATTGAATTAGTAAATGGATTGGCAATGTTTGGAGTTAATGAATGTATGGATGCTCTTGCTCATAGTCATACTTGTTACTCAGGAGTTTATCCTCCTTGTGGTAAATGCCACTCTTGTGTTTTAAGGGCATATGGTTTTGAACAAGCAGGAGTTGATGACCCATTGATAGTTAGAGCAGTAGAGGAACAAATGTCTCAATAGTAGAGGTGTAAACATAGGCGAAGGGTTACTTTCCACCCCTTGCAACTCATTTAAAAAGGAAATTTTATGCAAAGTTACAGCAAAACATTAAAAGACAAGTTAAAACAACAAAATATCAATTATAAAGCAAATGACAATATATCTGAACATATTACAGAAAATGACTTAAGAATCATAAGAGAAAATGTAAATACAGCAATGCTAGGTGTGTTAGATGCTTTAGTTATAGATTATGAAAATGACCATAACACACAGGACACAGCAAGACGAGTTGCTAAGATGTATGTTGATGAGATTTTTAAAGGCAGGTATTATCCTATGCCTAAAATTACAGATTTTCCAAATGCAAAAAATTTAGATGAACTTTATACAATAGGACCTATTACTATTAGATCAGCTTGTAGTCATCATTTTGTGCCTATATTTGGTAAAGCATGGATAGGTGTAATACCAAGTGATAGGGTCATTGGCATATCAAAGTTTAATAGAATTACTGATTGGATCATGTCAAGACCTCAAATACAAGAGGAGTCAGCAGTACAACTAGCAGACATCATTGAAGAATTAATAAAGCCAAAAGCATTGGCAGTTATTATAAATGCTAGTCATATGTGTATGACTTTAAGAGGAGTTAGAGAAAATGATTGTAATATGGCAACATCAGTTATGAGAGGTTTATTTAAAAATGATAGTGATGCAAGATCAGAGTTTCTATCTATAATTAAAGGTCAGGGTTTTAAATGAAATATATATCTACAAAAACATATAATCAAATAGCACCTGTTGCTTATAGACAATGGAAAGCAGATAGTCATTGTAATAAAATACATGGATATGCTTTATCATTTCACTTTGAGTTTGAGTCAGAAACATTAGATGCTAGAAATTGGGTTATGGATTTTGGTGGCTTGCGACCTCTTAAAGACAAACTTGAAGAATGGTTTGACCATACATTGTTATTAGCATTAGATGATCCACACTATGAGGACATTAAAAAACTAGGTAAACTTGGTCTTGCAAAAATCACAGAAGTAGAAAAGACAGGATGTGAAGGTATTGCTAGTTTTCTATATGAATATGTAAATACAATCTTTCTCCCCAGCTATGGTGAAAAACACAGAATATGGTGCTGTAAGGTTGAAGTAAGAGAAACAGATAATAATATGGCTATGATAGTTGGTCAAAGGCATGACATTAATGGATAAAGAATATTTATATTCTGAAATATTTGATTCCATACAAGGTGAAGGAACTTATACAGGTGTTCATACACTTTGGTTAAGATTTTTTATGTGTAATTTACAATGTAATGGGTTTGGTCAAATTGATCCAACAAATCCAGAAACATATGAATTACCTTTTTTAGATTATGATTTAAGTAAAGTAAAAAGGGTAGAAGACTTGCCTGTGTGGGATAAAGGGTGTGATAGTTCATATACATGGTCAAAAAAGTATAAGCACCTTATGAGCAAAGGCACACCAACAGAGATGGCACAAAGAATCATGGACATAGCCAAAACTGAAAGTAATCCTGATGGTTTGTTTAAACACCCAATATCAAAACAAAAATCAGATATGTGTTTTACAGGTGGTGAGCCATTAACAGCAAATGGTCAAACAGCAAGTATAAATATATTAAAATATTTTAATGATATAATTAATTTTCCAAGATCAGTTACATATGAAACTAATGGTACAAGAAAGATTAATAATGATTTTATAGAGTTTTGGAAAAGCAATAATTATTATGAGTTGTTTTTTTCTGTAAGTCCTAAGTTATGGACAGTTGCAGGTGAAAAAAGAGAAAAAGCCATACTTCCTGAAATTGTAGGCACATATTATAATCTTAGTACAAAAGGTCATTTAAAGTTTGTATTAGGAAGTAAACAAGAGCAATGGGATGAAATGGAAGAAGTTTTACAGTTGTATAGAGATGTAGGTATTGATTATCCTGTATACATTATGCCTGTAGGAGCAAGAGAAGAAGAACAAGTAGACAGTGCAGGAAAAATTGCAGAGATGGCTTTTAAAAGAGGTTATAATGTTTCAGCAAGAGTTCATGTATATTTGTTTGGCAATGCAATAGGAACATAGGAGAATTAAATGGAAAATTTTTATTTAATGCCTGAATATAAAAAAGCTTTCTTAGGCACAACTATTTCAAGAGCAAATCAACAGACAATTGCAGTATATGATTTTCAAAAATGTTTAAAACTAATTATGAAAAGAGATAAAGTTGATTATGATGAAGCAATGGACATAATTTATTTTAATACTGTAAATGCTGACATGGGAGATAAAACACCTATACTATTACAAAGGCATACAGAAAAAGAAATGGAGGATTGGGATTGGGATGACTAAAAGTATTAAAAAAACAGGCAGACCTCAAATTAAAATAACAGAAGATATATGTAAAAAAGCAGAAAGTTTATCAGCACAAGGTTTAACAATGGAGCAAATAGCATCTGTTTTAGGTATGAGCCAAACAACTTTATATGATAAAAAAGTTAATTATTCGGAGTTTTCGGAAGCTATAAAAAGAGGAAAGCATAAAGGTATTGCAACTATTACTAATGCTTTATTCACAAAAGCTAGAGCTGGAGATAATACTGCCATGATATTTTATCTAAAAAACCAAGCAGGTTGGCAAGATAGAGTTGAGAAAGAAACTATTATTGAAAATAGACATGTATTAGATTTAACTAGGGTAAGTAACAATGACCTCACTACTATTGAAAGAGCACTTGAATCTGCACTCATTGAACATGGTGAAAGCAGAAAAGATGAAAAGGTCTCTGAAAGAGTTTACCAAAAATAGTTGGGAAGCTATAGAACCATCAAGAGAATTTTATGATAACTGGCATATAGATGCTATATCAGAGCATTTACAAGCAGTTGTAGAAGGTGACATAAAAAGATTAATTATAAATGTGCCACCAAGACATATGAAATCTATAAGTGTGGCAGTAGCACTTCCAGCTTGGACTTGGACTATACAACCAGATAAAAGATTTCTTTATGCAAGTTATGCAGGTTCATTGTCTATAAGGGATAGTGTTAAGTGTAGAAGATTAATAGACAGCACATGGTATCAAAAATACTTTGGTGAAATGTTTAATTTAACATCAGATCAAAATCAAAAACAAAGATTTGAAAATAATAGAAATGGTCAAAGAATAGCAACATCTGTTGATGGAGCATTAACAGGTGAAGGTGGTGACATTATAGTAATTGATGATCCACACAATGTCAGAGAAGCAGAGTCTTCTAAAGTTCGTGAAGGTGTGCTAGAATGGTGGGATCAAGCAATGCAAACCAGATTGAATGACCCAAAAACTGGTGCATTTATTATAATAATGCAAAGAGTGCATGAAAGTGATTTAACAGGTCATATACTAGGGAATGAATACAATGCTTGGGATCATCTATGTTTACCTGCAAGATATGAAAAACAACACCCCACACCAACACGATCCACATTGGGATTTATTGATCCAAGGACTAAAGAAGGAGAATTGCTGTGGGAAAAGAGGGTTGATGAAAAAACTCTTGGTAGTCTGGAAAAAAGTCTGGGTTCATACGCAAGTGCAGGTCAGTTGCAACAGAGACCAATGCCCA